TCAAGTGATTAAAATAGATGTAATTGAAGCATCACGAGCATATCAATTAGGATGTACAACTTGTGGGGGATGGAGTGGTGCTAGTTCTGGTGAATTTACAAACAGACAGTTTACTAGACCACTTAGAGCAGGTGTAACTATGAGTTCAGACAGAGGATGGCCTGCAGTAGGTACATTAGGTACAATCGTAAAAGATACAGCAACAGGAGTATTACTAGGTCTAACTAATAATCATGTAACTATAGAAAATCCTAACTTTACAAGTGATAGGAATTTATCAAATCCTGCTGATATAACAAATGATTATGATCCAGTAAACAATGTATACCAAGCCACTGAAACACAAGCAGGTTACATTTCTCCAGTAAACATTGTTGGAAGAAGTGTAAGATATGCTCCAACATATTACCAATCTTCAGGACTTACTAACAAAGTAGATGCTGCTTTATTTTCTGTACAACAAAATGTAATTGATAACAAGTCTTGGCAACCTATTGGTCTAGATAGTATAATACCAAACGACAACCCACAGTTTGCAACAACACTTGAATTAGATAACTTATTTGCCACTAATCCAAAAATCTGGACATCAGGAAGAACTTCTGGAGCTAGAGGTGAAGGTGTTTGTGGAAATTTAAGAGTAAATCAAACAGGTCTAACACTACCAGTTGCAGCTAGTGCAACAGGTCCTGTGTGGGTGTATGAAGATATTATAGCAGTGATAAGACCAGATGATGATACACCTACATCACAACAATTTGGATGTCTTAATCCAGGACTTCAAGGTGATTCAGGATCTGCTGTATATGCAGAAATTAATGGAACTATAAAATTAATTGGATTACTTTTTGCTGGTAACTGTACAGTTGCAGAAGCTTGCTGTGGTTTTGCAGGTCCACCAAATGGCTGTAGTTCAGTGTTTTTTGTTTGTAGAATAGATCACATTGCTGATGAATTAGGAATCGAACATTGGAATCCTAATGTAGACCAATTAAGATTTGTAAATACTAACACAATAGAATACATAACAGAACCTGGAGGAAGTGATCAAAGAAATAAGTCCTGTAACGGTAAGACATACTGGCAGGCTGGACTAACTGATACATTAAATAACCCTTGTTAAAAATATAAAATACCATGTCAAATAATTGCTCAAATTGCTATAACGGATGTACTGAGATAACCTCAGATAAGTGCGTTAAATATACAGGGGTAGATGTCCCTGTTCTAGGAATAAAAAATGGAGACTCTCTATCCTATGTAGAGCAGGCTCTAATAACTTTTTTAAGTTCAACACTTGATGGTACAGGAATAATTCCTATAGTTCCAGAAAGTAATATATGTCCCTCGCTTCAGAAAGAACTAGATTCATGTGATCCTCTTTCTTTAAATAACTACCTAACTGGTATTATTAAGTTTATATGTAACTTAGAGGACCAGATAGGTGAAATTCAACAAGAGAATCCATCAACCGAGTATGATGTTGAGTGTTTGAGTGTTTCTGATAATACAAGTACACAAGAGGTGCTGCAAGCTGTAGTAAATAAAGTGTGTACTGTAGCCCAACAACTTACAGACTTCATAACCTTTGTAGACAATACATACGTAAAGATTTCAGAAATTAATACGTACATCGAAAACTACATTAACACAGATCCTACACAACAGTTGATAGCTAATAGAATGGTTCCATTCTCAATTGTTGCTGCTGCTGGTGGTAATGAGTTTCTGTCTAACTTTGATGCTTCTGGAGCAGGTATTGGTAATTGGGCAAACATATATCTATGTAATGGTCAGAATGGAGCTCCTGATTTAAGAGGTAGAGTGATGGTTGGTGTTACTAATGGAATGGGTAGTACTTCGCTTGACGATGCTGTAAACCCTAATATAACAGGAAACCCAACTTATGACATAGGAAGTGTACATGGTACTAACAGTGTTGTATTAACTACAGGACAGATCCCTGCACACAGTCACACAATTACTGATCCTGGTCACAAACATAATTTTCCAGCAAGAAATGGTACAGTGGTTGGTGATTATGTACAAAATGCTGGCGGTGGTGCTCCTAATGATGATACATTACAAATTCAAAGCACCGTATCACCTAATGCTGAAACATCAGACATGTTTACAGGAATTACTGATACTAATCTAACTGGTGGTGGACAGGGACACCAAAACTATCAACCTGGACGTGGAGTATATTATATAATTTACATACCTTAAAACAAAATAAAATGGCATACCTACCTGTAAACCCTTGCTGCACTGGTGTAGTTTTAAATACCACATGTGGATGTAATAGCACTTGCAATTGCAATTCTACTACAAACTCTTGTGGAACTACTGGTGCACTTTCAAATACAATTGTGTATAATGGTCCTACACTTCCTGGTTCAGGGGTAGAGGCTTGTGATACACTTAATGTTGCGTTATCAAAAATAGATGAAGTTCTTGTTGAATTGAAAGCTCAAGTTGCATTAAACACTACTGCAATCTCTAACATAACAGAACAAATCAATAATATTAACGCACAGATAACAACAATTAACAACAACTGTTGTCCATAATTATGACAGTATTATTAACACTAACTACAGCAGGAACTGATGCCACAGTGTTTGATTTATATTCAGACATTGATGGCTTCACCACTGCTTTTGAAACAGGCGTGAGTAAAGCATCTTTAGTTGCTGGATACTCAAGCGCATTAGTTCCAGATTACACAACCACTGTAAGAATACAAGCTACAGAGAAGTGTGTAAACTCTGTAGATATAGTGTTAGAAAACACAACAACAACCACCACCACAATACCTTAAGATATGTTGATACAGATAAATATAAACATCCCACCTAACGGTTCTGCTGGACCATTTGATTTATATTCAGATGCAGATGGATATGTTTCTGCTTTTGAAACACAAGTTCCTGCTGCGAGTTTAACTGCTGGATATATTGTAGAACTACCTGTGGGAGCAACTATCATAAGAGTATGCTCTGTTGGTACATGTGAAAACTGTATTGACTTACCAACTAATTGTCCAACAACTACAACAACTTCTAGTAGTACAACTACTAGTACATCTAGTACAACTACAACAACAACCACTGAAGCTCCTCCATATAGATTTGATTATGAGCTTATTACAGGAACTCCTACATTTATAGGAACTGTTAATCTTACAATAGAAGTTGATTCTGTTCAAGTGGTAAATCAAACAATAAGTGTTGGTAATACGTATCAAGCAGGATCATTAAACCTTACTGCTGGTCAAGTTGTAACAGCAACAATGACTAACGTTAAAACAGGTACATTTAACTTTGGTAATAAAATACTACAAGATGGTGGATTATATCAACCAACAGACGATTGTCAACCTTGTGTAGATCAGTTAGTAACACCACTGTTCTCTCCATATACAATGGGAAGTGCTGACACTGCATTTGTGTTCCAAGGTGATGTAAATCCTCCTACAACAACCACCACTAGTACAAGCAGTACGACTACTACAACTAGTACAAGTAGCACAACCACTACAACCACTACAGCAGCACCGCTTGACTGTGCGTTGAATGGAGGAACTGCAGTGGTTAATACAACAACAACAACTACTACTAGTGCTACAAAATCAGCACTCATTTCAAACAGTTCTCACCCTAGTGATGCTTGTCCATATACACCGTCTGTAACAGTGTATATTAGTAACCCATCAGGTTCTGGTGCTTCTCAAACAGTAAGTACAAGTAGTGTAGTGTATACAGATGCTGCTGGAACTATACCATTCAATGGAGATGGTAATTATTACAAAATAATTATGAGTGGTAGTTCACTATTCACCAGTCAACCAGTAAATTCAAGTGGTCAAGTTAGCTCACCAATAGCAATTTGTCCATAAATAAAATAAGAAACTATGGCAACAATGACAGTAAAATTAACCTCAGCAGGTGTTGATACAGACACTGTTGATTTATATACAGATAGTGATAGTTACACCACACCAATAGCTTCTACAACAACAGCTGTGCTCACTAGTGTATTTGGATATACAGTGGGTGTGCCTTTTGGTGCAACTATTTGTCGAGTGCAAAATACAGGTGTATGTACTAACTATGTAGATATAACAATTACCTAATTATGACAGGAGCAGTACAAGTAAATAAAATAGGAACAGCCCTTCAAACATTCTATCTCTATTCTGATGTGAATGAATTCACTGCACCTTTTGAATCAGGTGTAACAAGAGATGAGTTACTTTTAGGATACGCAACAGATCAAATACCTAACACAACAACAGTGATTAGAGTGATGTCAGTAGATGTTCCTGGTAAGTATTTAGATATTAATGTATAAAAAGTCTTGTTTTGTTGGTTTTGCAAGGCTTCTCCTAGGGTTATTAGTAGCCCTAGGAGTTTTTATTTATAACTAAATTGATTATAAATAATAACCTGGTTTAGTAAATTTATTTGTATTATCCAAAATAAATTTTATATCTTTACAATATTTTTTAACCAAAGTACAATTAAATGTCATACAATGAGAAACTACTCAGACAGCTGGAGGGATTACTTGGCTGGAAAAAGAGTAAAAAGTTCTATGCTGAAAAGCTGAACATAACAGAAGATGAAGTAGATGAATTAATCAAAGAAATTAGAAGTAGAGAAAAAGATGAAGGAGAAGCATTCTTAAAAACATCAAACACATCTGAAACCTTCGAATCACTAAAGAAGGTTAACAACGAAAAGGGAACTATAGAGAGTACAATCACTCTTGATTATGAACCTAAAAACCACCTGGAGCTAGCAAAGCTTCACAAAATAGACCTAGACAAATACATAATTACAAACTACTGGTCTAAAGTACTTCCAAGCGGAAAGTTTACTTCCTCAGTATTTTCAAAGA